CTAGGATAGGGCCACCGCGGAATCGACCACTGCAGCCACCAAGGCGGGGTCTAGGCTGTGGACCAGCGCCTCCACCGCAGTAAGCAGCACGATTAGCTGGTTGGCCATTCCTTCACCTCCCGATGGTGGGCCGGAGTGTGGGTATCAGCAGTAGCCGCCGGCGTGGTACTAGCCGGTGTTGGCGTAGCCTCAACAGCAGTCGAGGGCATACCCGGCGGAACAATAGCCACCATGCCCGGCGCGCCGATACGCCATGTAGAGATGGATGTGAGCAGAGAAGCGATGGTGGCTGCTACTGCCAGTCCCAGGCATTCTTTCCAAACGTCAATGGGGGAAAAGATGCTGATAGGTAGAGCTGGGATAGCGACCTGGGCGAAAGTCCTGGCGGCACGGCTACCAGCATCAACCCAAAAGGCTTTATTCCACATTTACTTGTTTCCTTCCTTGAGTAGGGTTTCGATCCGGTCGAGGCGCTCCGGTAGCGTGGCTACCGTGCGGGCGATTTCCGGGATGAGCTTGATTTTGTCGGCCACGAAGTCAACAAAGGTTTTGCCTTCGGTAGCTTTCCAGCCGGAGAAAACCGGCTTGTTGTCTTTCCATTCGGGACCAACGAGTTGGTCTAGGATCCAACGCACCATGCGTGGTTCTCCTTCTTCTTGTTGTGGTTGGTTAGGTGAGTCGAGGAGTTCGGCGGCGTAGGCCAGCACGACGTCGAACGGGAAGCCGGGGCCGGGGTCGGTGTGGTCGACTTCCTGCCAGGCTGCGGAGATTTCCGCATGGCCATGAACACCACGGGCACCTGCGCGGAGTTGATCGGCGTCGATAAATTCCAGGGGAATATCGTACAGTTGCGACCAGCTGGCGATCTGTTCGGCGGTCCGCCGCAGCTTTGCGTCGTCGTCAAGCCAATCCTCACGGCTCATGCGCGCGTAACCGGTGAGGCTGATGTGGAGACAACGGGCATTACCGGTGGGGCCGGCGGCATACGGCATGAAATCATCCGTGTTGCACAAAATGAGGTTGCCGCCACCGCCGGCGAGCACGTTATAGCTGGAGCCGTTGGCGGGGTTTGTTTGCCACTGGGCGACGGCAATGCCATCTCGCTCTGGCGGGCACTCCACCGTGTGGACGCAGATCGACTGGATAGCATCGAGGGAGCGATAGCCGACACCGGGCATGTCCGCGGTGAAATCAGCATCATATCGGATTTCCATGTTTCCTCTTTCTTCTTGGGTTAGGGTTTCAGGTACGGGGTTGGGGGCGCGTGATGCGGTGCCATTTGGGTGTTGGCCCCAGTAGTCGGCAAGCACAAAATTAATATCGCAGTCGACGCCGCCCACGGTCTCGCTACCCGGACGCTGATAGAGCACCGCTTCCGTGGATAGGACGCCTCCGCTCCAGGCAGCGGTCTGCCACGCCAAGAATTTCCCGCCCCCTAGGTCGGCGATAAGCGCATCTACAGCGGCCCAAGCAATGACCCTGGAGTGTCCATAGATGCCGACTCGTTCACGCCCTAGGGTCTCGCAGCAGGCGCGGAAATACTCGGATGCGACGCCGTTCCACTCATCAAGGCTGATAGGGAAGTCCACCGCGAAGAACACGGGATGGTTGGGGCACCCGAGCTCGTCGAGTTTCTGTTGGGCCGCCTGGGCGTCGGCTAAGCCGCCAGGGTAGCCACGCATCACATCGGAATCATCTTCTTTTCCGAACTGCCATACGAAAGCGACCCCCAGGCCATGCGCCTGGAGGCCATCTAATTCAGGCCTTTGGATGGGCTTTCCCAGCATCCAGCTAGCCCTGGGCGGGCTAATATAGCGGATCACGCCATCATGGCCGGCAGCACGAATCGCCGTAGCTGGCGGCACGCCAGCACTGTAATCAAGAATTGTTAACAATGTTTTCTCCTTATTGGAAAGTCATAGGCAGCATGGGGTGAGCACCGTGCAAGCCCAGTGTGCGGCGGATGAAATCAATCCCCCGGGGGCGGACACGAGTCGTGTGCGTTACCACCTGGGTGCCGTTCGAACGGGTATAGTCGCCGGCCTTCACCTCGAAATAGGTTGCGTAGCGTTGGTATGGGGTGTTCCGCATATCGCCTTTAGTAATCAAGATGCCCCGGTTCCGCAGCTCACGGAAAAGCGTGTTCTGGCCGATGCCTAGCATTTTCGCCACCGTGCCCATGCTGTAGGAGCCGGTGGAATCAATAAAACAGTCGTAGGCATCCGCCTTCGGCCGAAGCTGCTTATTAGCAGCCTCTAGGGCCAGGCGTTCCTCTTCAGCATTGAGCGCAATTAAAAGAATCTCAGATCGGGTCAACTGCGATGGGTCAAACGCCGGCGCCATGCGGGCACGCTTTTCCACCTCGATGAAATAGCGGCGGGCTTGCCTACCCTTCGCGGAGCGCTGGATCATGGCAATCTCCTTTGCCATGTCCAAAGACACAACATGATTCAACCGCGGCCGAGACGGCATTCCCGCAGGTGACGCCGAACGGTCATTTTTGACCACATAGTCCACACCCTCCTCAAAACCATAGGCAACCATCCGCGGAAACCAGTGGCGATACGACGCCCCGACTTCCAAATACTCGTGAAGGTCACGCCCCAACACCGCCTGGACCGCTTGATCGCCCTCCCCCATGTTCGTAATAGGGATGAGCTGGCCGCCGCCTGGTGTATGATTATTATCTGGTTTCGACATGAAGAGTCTCCTTTCGAAATTATTTTTGTATTAGGAAACCCGCGGCCTCACATTTTTAGGAGGGCCGCGGGTTTCCGCATTAGTGCCAGTTTGTTTGTTAGTTAACGGCGAAATCTCGGATGTACATGCCCATGCCGTACCCAGTCTTTGCTGCAGGGTCCGAGAAATTCACGCTCACCACGCCTTCCTTCGTGATAGTGCACCAACCGGGGGTGCTGCGTTTCTCTGGGCTGGTGAGGAAGAAATCTACATCCCGGGCCACTGGGCGTAATTTCGGCGGGAGGGTGCCTTTCACACCAGCGGAAGCAGCCCCGACAACGGCCCACACCATAGCGCCAATCCGGGTGAAGACAAGTTGACCGTCATCCCAGCGGACAATATCATCATTTTCCGGCACATCAATGCGCCGATTCACCTCCTTGATTTTGGTATCAACATAACCCTTATTAGCAATATGGGTGGCGGTGACGGGATCACTAATATCCGCATTACCAGTATCACTACGAACCATGAGGGAAGCCTGGCCAGGAGTCAGGAACGTTGATGCTGCCGGGGGAAGACCCTGGATATCACGGAGTTGATGCGTGTGCTCCTTGTCCGCTTTCTCCAGCCGGAGTTTGTTATCGGCTTTGTCCACGTAGTCCTTGTTGGTTGCATGAGCCGGCTTAGTGATCGAGGGCGTGGTGATAGCGATCTGCCCATCCGCCCGGGTCTTCACAAACGCGGCACGTGGCGCATCATGATGGATACTAAAATCCACATCCCCCGCAGTAATAACCTTAGGCTCAGCGGCAGTGCCGGTCAGGTCACCGGCAAGCTGAATCTTGCCCTGCACAGTGGCGGTGGCGGGAGGCGTCGGCTGCACCGCAGCATTAGCATTTTCCGCAGCAGCGGCTGCCGCCTTCGCGGACTGGGCCGCAGCGCGCTCCGCAGTGATAGCACCCTGCCAGGCAGCATAGGCGCGGTCGGCGTCCGCCGCTACCGCTGACTCCACTGACGGCCGGTACTGGAAACTGCGCTCCATACACGTACGCAGCGACACCGGGCCAGTTCCCTCAGGGACCACAACCTCAAACGGAGCGGAACCGCGCACGGATTGGGTACGGATCTGCACCAGCAGCGGGCCAGATTCCACCTGGATTTCAGCTTTGCCGTCGATCAGATCGGCACGCACGGGAGCTGTCATGATAACCGCCCCCGTGAAATCGGCGGAGCCGCGGAGCGCTGGTGCTTGCAAGAGCACGTAGTCCTCAGGGTGGGGTTTACCACCCACGTCGCGCAGGTCAATGATTAATGTTCGCATATTTTCCTCCTTGTTGGTTTTATACTTCGTCTCGGACAGTCTGCTCACCGAGGTTCTCAACCTCGTGTGAATGGCGGATAGCGGAAAAGCTGGAATAACGGGTACCGCCGTAACACGTTCGCCAGTTCGCCATGTAGATCTGGATCTTTGCCCTATAACCAGGCCGGTCAACCACCACCGGTTCCGTCGCCAGCACCAGTGATTGCGCATATTGTTGCGGAGTCTCAAAAGTTGCAGCCACCTCGTGGTACAAGTCCCCTTCAGGCGTGTACACCAGAAGATTCACGTCACAGTAACCCCAGCCGGTATAAATGGTTTTCCCAATATGGCAACGGGCGTTAAATGTCCACAAGCCTTTGGCATCCAGCACGATCATGCCGTTTTCCGTATCAAGATGCGCGTTCTTCGCAGGCCCCACCTGCCCCTTAAAAGGCAAAGTCCGCGCCGTATTTGCCTGCCAGGCACTATTCAAATTCACCGTCTGGTAAGCGCACACATAGCCCGGCGCGCCGTCGAGCAGGTCGATGCGGTTGTTGAGGGCGAGCTGACCGGAGAGGCCGGTCTTAATTTCCTTCTGCATCGGTTTGATGAGACTCCCCACAGCGTCGAAGACCCGGTTGAGTAGGCTGCCGATGAATTCCAAGCCGGTCTTGACGACGAAGGTGGCGCCGGTGGCGAGAGCCCGGAAGATGTCGGCGATGCCGCTGAGTACGGTTTTGCCTAGGTCGGCCATGAGCTCGGGTAACCCTTTCTTTCCGAAGGGCATGGCTTCGAGGGCTTGTTTGCGGGCGCGGTCTTTGACGGTTTGCTCGGTGTAGGGGGTGATGGTTTTGACCTGAGCCCCTACTAGTGTGTCCCCGGTGGTTTTTAGCGGGTAGTCGCCGCTTTCGATGAGGGCCTTTGGGTCAGTCATAGTTTACTGTCGCCTCCTGCCGTGTGGTGGGTTCTGGGGGTGTGAGGTCGTCGGTAAGCTGGTTGAGCAGGGCGCGTTTTTCCGCCATGGAAAGGTGGGAGATATCCGGGGCGGTCACCTCTGGTGGTAGTGGCTGGTTGATGTCTACCCATGTGCCGCCGGCTGCGGTGATCCAATCATGGGGGCCGCGGGGCGGCACGTATTTTACTTCCTGCAGTTCTGGGTGGTGGCGGAAGCCGCACCGGTAGAGATGCTCTGACCATTGCCTAAGCGTGCTGGTGGGGACCACGAGGGGGGCGGACGCAGCGGGTCCGGCCAGGCCGATCAGTGCCCAGAGGGCGTGTTCTTCGGGGGACTCCGGGTCGCAGGCAGCTTGGAGAGGGATAGGCATTAGATGACTCCTAGATCATGGATACTGCTCATAGATGACTTCACTCTGGTGAGGATTTGTTCCAGGGGTGAGTGTTGGGCCTGGGGGTCACCGCAGACGCACGCCCAGCCGCGGGTATCGCGGTCTAGCTCGTAGGTGATTTCAGTGACCTGCTCGACAACCACTTGGTCGCCGGGGAGGCCTTTGATGGTGGCGCCGATCCGATCACCCAGGAAGAAATGGCCCTGGCCGCGGTCACCAATGAACCAGGGAGCACCATCGCCGAGGGTGAGTTTGTGGGAGGTTTTTTCACGGGTGTCCCAAAACCCCTCCCGGAGCGCGGCCAGAGCGGAAAGTGTATAGCCGCGGTCCGCTCCGTCGGCGAAGTGTTCCCAGTATTTTGACCAGCCTAGAGTGCGGCTACGCTGGAGTGATTTGAGCGACATCCAGGCCAGAAGGGTGTCTTCGTAGAAGGGTTTGAGGAGAGTGTCTGCGATAACGCCGATGGTCGGTGTGGCAATGAACATGCCCAGGTAATTACCAACCAACGTTACTAATGAGGATAGGGCTTCGTTGACGCCGTAGGTGGAGTGGCCGCCGGTGAGGATTTGCACCGCGGTGGCGGGTTCCCAGGTGAAATCCGCGGCCTCTATACCGGTTAGCGGAGCATCCCGGTACAGCACATAAGGGCATTGGGGGATGGTGCCGAGCCAATTCGGGGCAGAATACTTCACCGGGATATTTGGGTTGGGGATCACTGTGTGTTCGGTGTCCACGTTATGGCCAACCAGTTGTTGGGTGGTGCGGAGGAAGCCGGCCCGGATAGTGCCCCACAGGGATGTGCCTTCAGGATCAAACCACGAGGACTTGTCCACAATGTCGACAACCAAGCATCCGTGCCGGATCTTCGCCCCCGGCCACGGGAGCGGATCCCCTGTCAGGTACCTGCGGCAGTCCACCATCAGCTGGGCCTGCCGCAACGGGCTAGCCGCCATATCATGCCACGTTTTCATCCGCGACGAGATAATGGTCCACGGGGTGGTATCCCCACCGATCCGCCCCGGCGCGACTTGGATTGCCCAGGTGCGGGGGTTGAATGTGTCGGTCCACTCGGTAAGGTCGAGTGGATCGTCGGGGAGCGCCCACACGGAACCCTCCAAGCGCCAGATGTTGAGCATGAGGGCGGTTTTGAGTGCCCACCGGGTGGGGCCAAGCAACATAAACGTGCGGGGAAACTGGACCGCTGCCGGGGTGAGCGGGTTCGGCCACACATAAACGTGTTTCAGCTCTTCGTAGTCGTGGAGGAAATTCAGCTCCAGGTATCTTTGGCCTGTGCGTTCTTTTACTAGGCGGCTGGATTTCAGGCGGCCGGACCACCTGGCCCCGTCTTTGTCCATGGTGACATGGATGTTTTTTGTGGGGCGACTATGGTGGTCAAGGGCCCAGGTGGCGAGCCAGTGGTCTATCGGGATGGTGATGGTACCGGCCCCGGTGTCGTTGAGTTTCCACTGGAATTTGGCGTGGATGGCGTCTACCAGTCGGCCTTTGAGGTTCCAGTCACCATCCCACAGCCGAATGAGGGGTGGGGTGCGGCGGGCTAGGATGCGGCCTTGTCTGAGGTCTTGGCCTTTCCGCCACACGGCTTCTAGCCGGTCTAGGGTGGTTTGGTCGAGGTTTTGGGTGCCTGGCATGAGGTGCGGAGTGATGGTCATTAGAGCCTCCTTCCGCCCCAGGGCCTGGTCCAGTATTCGACCATGCGGCATTGGATAGATGACTCCACGCCGCCGGTGAGGGCGGCACTGACCGGCACCACGGTGGGTGGTGTGTGGGGTGGGAGTGGGTAGAGGAAATCCACACCGGCAAACCGGCCTGCGATGTTGGAGCCGTTGGCGGCTACGTAGCGTTCATGCCGCGGGTAAGTGTCGATCGTGAGGTCTTCCCCGGGGCCGAGTTGTGGGGTGGTGATAGTGCGGCGCCCATCGCGGCCAGTGGGGTCCGCGAAATCATAATCGGGGATAGTCCACTGGCCTGGTGCGGTCATCGCCCACTGCAACCATAGAGGCCGATCGGTGGGGTTATGCACCGCCAGTGTGCCGCTGGCGCTGCCCGGGGTGGCCTTGAACGCGGCCACGTGCGTGTCCCCTTTCCAGAATGGGAACGGGGCGCGCAGGTTCAGGATGAGTTTTGAGTGGTGGAGAAGCCTAGGGTCTTTTTTCGACTGTGTTTTGCTCTCCTTGAGCTTGACGACGTCTAGGGTGCGGCACTCACTGTTGGTGGTGACCATGATGGTGGCGGGAGTATCCGGGGCGAAGCCCGAATAAAATCGTGATTCGATGGTTTCCCAATCGCCGGTATCACCGTAGATATCAAACCCCAGTACGAGGTCGATGGGTTCGATAGTGTGGCCCAGGTAGGTGGACCCCTCCTGGAACGCCGACTGCTGCCATATCCCAGAGATCGGCGCCTCATCAAACAGGCCCTGGGGGTCCTCGGCCAGCTCGACGCCTTCCGCGCCCACACCCGCACCGGAAACAGTCCACGTGCGACCGTGGACATCCGTGATGTCGATGCGGGCGGGGGTTCCAATATCCAACACAACCAACCAACTCCTTCCAACGGTGTACCGGCTATGCGCCGTTCATGGCCATGACCTGTTGCCGGGCGTGCATCTCTGACCGGCGAAGGCCTTCCTCCACGTTGTTTGTTTCAATGTGATAGTGCACTTCCACCGGCGCAGATGGTTCCTCAGGTGGGGTCGGTGAGGTGCCCGTGACGGCTTGGGTGATAGCCCTAGCATGCTGCGGATCAGCGTTGAGCATTTCCAGCAGCGGCCTGGCATGCCTAGTCGCCGCCTCACGCACAACGAACTCACCGTTAGAAATCCATGCGGGGATGAGATCATCAGTGGGGCCACCAGGGCCTTCCACCAGGCCACCACCTGCATAGCCGTGGCCTTGCCCCCACATCGTGGTCAAATCGAAACCGTACCGGCTGCGGTAGTAACGCAAGGCCGCCACCATATTCGAGAACGGATTCCGGCGGTCATCCGGTAGCTCGGGGTCCCGGTGGGCGGCATAGGTTGCCGGAATGATCTGCAGCAAACCAACCCCCGCCGATTCCCCGGACCCATTCACATCCACGATCTGCTGGGCAATGTTCGGGTCGCCGCCGGATTCCGACTGGATCTGCTTTATCATGGCGTTGACCTGGGCCGGGTCGTCGGCGTTGAAGCCAACCCTGCGCATCGCCGCCATGGCCATGCCACGCCACTGCTCAGCGCCACCGCCTGGCACATACACATGGTCGATGTCACCATCATCGGCTTTTGGTGCCTTGATCGGCGAGAGGCCGCCCACCAAGTCCAGGCCAGTGACCTCTACCGTATCCACCTGCGGGTCGGCGTCAATCACGCTCGCTGCCGCCTGGGACAGGCTGGTGATTTCTTTCTGCTTCGCGGCAGTGCCTGAACGCTTCGATACGCTCTGGCGGGCTTTTAGCCACTGGCTATAGGCCTTCACCATCGGGATATCATCAGATATGCCAACCAGGCCCAGCAGGTCCTTAGTGTGGCCGGCCGCAGCGGTCTTAGCGAAATCAGCAACAATCTCCGAAATACTGGATGGGCCATCTGATTTTGCCCCGGTCACATACGAATCCGGGTCAGACTTACCCGACGCCCGGAACGCCTTGAGCTTATCGCCCGACGGGTCGGTGGTTTCCACAGCACTGGCAGAAGCATCAGCAGTGTTGGTGTGGCCGAAATCAATATCACCCAGGCCGCCCATGCGGGGCACCTTGATCGGGGCGAAAAACTCCGCCGGCACATGCGCATGATCCGTGTACTGGGGATGGTTAGCAGGTGCCGCACTGCCGCCGAATTGGCCATTACCGCGGCCACCACCCATCTCCACATTCGTGCCAGACGGGAGGGTGCCACTGGTGTGGCCGCCACCCGGGCCCCCGTTATACCAGCCAATCTGCAGCGACCCAGAAGGCCCCAAGCCAGGAAGGAACCCAAGCGCGTTAAGGCCTTCTTTTTCTGATGCGGTCGTGAACCTACCGCCCCAAGGGTCAACACCCGCGGTGTAGCGGGCAATCGCCGACATGGCACCACTACAGTCGCCCCAGTGGACACCACCCCACACGTAAGGCTTGCCCTCCAGGTCGGAAGCAAACGTATCCAGGTCCTCAATGGTGATGCCGCCCTCGGCGAAGGCGCGCACGTCAGTGGGGCCTAGGCTGCCTTTCGCTACCGGGGCGAAGCCCTTACCCTTAGCATCCACCAAGTTGTAGCCAAAGTGGTCCGCCACCGCGGCAGTAATCGCCACAGCACGGGAGCGTCGGTAGTCATTAGCCAGAGGAATGTAAGCCTCACCACCAGTTTCGGGCTCTGCCCATACACGCCATTCGCCACCAGCGGCGATCTGCGGGGAATGATCCTCCCCACCAGCAGCATAACGGCGGACCGAACCGGTGGCGTGGCGGCTAGCGCGACTAGAGAACGGGCTACGGATAGCGCTCAGCTTATCGCTAAACCATTCCGTAACGTTCTCCCACATGTCTTTCATACCATTCCACAGACCACTAATGATGGTCTTGCCGGCATTAATCAGCCAATCCTTCGCGCCCTTGAACACATCAAGCACCAGCTGGCGAATACTCTTGACCTTTTCCACTACGATCTTCACACCATTAGCGACCGCACCCGAGGCGTTATTCCACATGGCCACGAACTGGTTCACCAGCCGCTTGCCGAAATCAACGATCAGGCTAACGGCGCGGGAAATAAACTGCTGGAAGGAGCTAATAATCTTCGTGATGAACTGGCTAGTAGCAGCGATTAGCCGGGCTTTGAAGGAATCCCAGTTCGTCACCGCCTGCACCACAAAGTTAATGATTGCCGCCAGGACCTTCACGACGGCGCCGATGAGCTCACCGATAATAGCGATCACCGGGGCAACAGCCGTAATAATCGTGGCGAATACCTGCACCAGACCCACAATCGCCGGCATCAGAGCACCAATGACCCCGATCAGCGGAGAGATAATATCAAACGCCAACTTGGTGAACACGGGGATCAGCGGAGCCACCGCATCAAAGATCTGCTGCCACGCCGCCACCATCTGCGGAAGGAACGGCATCAACTGCCCCAAATACTGCGTCACCAAATCGGCAAGCATGCCCACCAAGTCCGAGAAAATTGGGGCCAACTGCTGAATCAGTGGGGTCAAGGCCGTAGCAGCAATTTGGATCACTGGCGCTAACGCACCTACTACCTGGCTCAAACCCTGCGCAACCGGCACCAAGGCAGCAGTTAATAACTCACCCAACACGGGGAGAAGCGGCGCTAACGCGGCACCGATATCGCTCAGCAGCTGGCCAATCGGCCCCATCGCCGGAGCCAAAGCAGACAACCCATCCGCGAAACCCTGCACAAACATCTGAACACCCGGCGCGGCCTGCTGGATGAAATCGCTGATGGCCGGCATGATCGTGGTGCCGATAGAGGTGAGGGCTGTGGATAGGATGGGCATGAGGGCGGCCAGGCCATCAGTCATAGAGGAGAAGAACGACCCCAGTGCCTGCTGCCCCTGCACGCTATTGACGAACTCGTTGACCATGGATAGCACTTGGCCGAGTGGGCCCAGTGAGGATTGGCCGGCGGCGGCAGCAGCCTGGAACACGCCGCTGATGATGCCGCCCACGTCAGCTAGGGTTTGGCCAATGCCTTTCAGGGTGTTGATGCCGTTTTGCACCCACTGGTCGAACTGGCCGGTTTGGGTTGCCTGGGTGAGGAATTCGCCCAGGCGGGCACCTGCCTCACCCAGATATTGGCCTAGCTGGGGCAAATATGCGGAGCTGGCGGCGCCGATATCCACAATGGCCTGGGTAAGAGGTCCAGCCGCCTGGTTTGTGCCGGCAAACGCTTGCCGGGTATTTTCCAGCATGGTGGCCAGGCCAGTTTGGGAAGCCTCACTGGATAGTGCTGCGATGTTTGCGCGCAGCCCGGTGTTGATTTCACTGGCGATACCGGCCAGGCCGGTCTTCAGCACGGGGAGCTGCACGGTCGCCAGGTTCGTGACGTCCTCAGCCAAGCCGTCGAACAAATTGTCCTGCACCGCGAATTTCAGGTCCTGCCACTGGTCGCCCAGGGCCTGCATGGCCAGCACGAACTCTTGTGCTTTCGGGGACAAGTTCGCTAGGGCTTCGGCAAACGGGTCGACGCCACCAGCGGCAGAAGATGCCCCCTTCGCTAGGTTTTCCAGCGCGTCGTCGAGGCGTTCCTGGGCGACCAGCACGTTTTCGTTTGCCTCTAGCAGGGCGCGCTGCGCATCGGCTTCCCCGCGGGTGGCGGCCTCGACTTTTTCCTTCGCGTCCTGAACCTTCTGCGAGCCCTCGATGCCGGCGTCGTTCGCTGCCTGCACATCCTTGGCGAGCTGGTTGTTTTTCTCCCGCACCCCATCGAGGTTTTTTACTGCTTTGCGGTATGCCAGGTCGGCCTCGGCAATATCCAGGCCGGAAGAATCCTTATCGGCCTGGGCGTCGATCAGAGATTGACGGGCGCGGGCAACCGCCAGGACGGCTTCTTCTTCCCCTAGGGCTGCGTCCTCCAGCTCACCCTTGAGCTCTTTCAGGTCTTTGACGGCTTCTTTACGGGCGTCGTTGAGGGCGTCTTGGGCTTTCCGAGTGTTCTTCTGCGCGTCAGCTACCCGACGTTCGGCGTCTTCTACCCGACGATTGGCCTGCACCAGGCCGCGTTCAGCAGACTCCACCTGGCGCTGCAATTGCTTCAGCTTGTCCGCGGCGTCGTCGGCTGCGCCGCCGGCGGATTTCCCCATGGCGGAAAACGCCGCACCAACACCGCTCAAGCCGATGCCTAGGGTGGCCAGGCCGGCCGCGGCAGATGCGGCTATGCCGGGGAGTACGCCCAGTACACCGATCACGCCGGAGGCCGCGGCTGCTACAGACGCCAGGGGGCCGATACAGCCAGCTGCGGCAACGCCAATGATGCCGATGCCAGTTGCTTGAGCTGCCACCATGCCCAATGATGATGCGGCACCAGCAGCCTGAGTGGCCATGGATGACAACCCAGCTGCGGCGCCACCTGTATCCACGTCGATCTTGGCTTTACGGTCGCGGGCGGCAGCAGCGATCTTTGCTTTCGCTGCCGCGGTATCCGCATCAACCTCAACCGTGGTGCGGCGTTTCTTAGCGGCCTGGTCGATGCGCTCTTTAGCGGGGGCAGTATCAGCATCAACCTCGACGATGACTTTCTGTGGGCGGGTGAGGTATTCGATACCCGACTTGGCGTCTGTGGTATCTGCCTCGGCCTGGATCGTGAGCTTCTGGTCCCGGCCCAGCTGGGCGATCTTCCCCTTGGCCGCAGCGGCATCCACATCCACATCAATCTCAGCGGTAGGGAGGTTTGCCATTTCAGCGCGCAGTTGCTCCCGGAAGTCGCTCAAATCCGGGCGAATCTCCACGCCAAATTGGGCATTGATCCGCTCCAGCTCCGCTTTCAGGCGCTTGGAGAACCCCGAAAGATTCGGCCTGATCTCAACTTTCGCAACCCCTGCAGTGTATTCAGCCATAACCAACACCCCCCGTTTTTTTGTGGTTGTTTAGCGGTTTTCTACCCGATCCCCAAGCAGACCCGTGAGCAGATCATTCATGTCAGCTTTCCGCTGCTGCTGCTCCAGGCGATCAGCGGCAGTTATTGGGCGGGGTGGTGGCGGCAGCGCCGTCTCCAGGCGGGCTGTGATAGCGCACAGGGCCTGAGTGAGCTCAATCAGCTGCGTGAGCTTGGCTTGGGTGCCGTCCCACTCCCGCAGCGACGGGGGCGCATGCGGGTTCTCTTTCCGATCCCGCAGCACCTGCTCCGCCAAATCATCATCGTCAGCGAGAGCCGCCAGATAGTGCGACCCTGGTGGCAACTGTTCTAGGAGCTCAATAAACGTCGCCCAATGCCGTACGCCACACAGAAAATCATCAAGGTCGATATTTAAATAGTGATGGAGATCCCACCGGATTTCCGGCCCGTACTTGTTGATGAGGCCGGTTACATAGGGAAAGTGACCAGCTCGTCAACGATCCCCTCACCGTAGAAATGGGCTTGGATGTCGATGAACACGCCAATGGCCACTTCCTCAGCGTCATCACCAACACTGTTCAGGGCAGCCAGGAAACGGCGGTAGTCATCCTTGAACAGGAGTCGCAGCACACCGGTGGCGTTGCCGGCGCGGGACATCTCCTCAATAGCAAGCCGATCGGTGTAGACCGGCTTTTGGATCTCAATCGGCGGTGTGAAACCATACTCCTCACCAAGCACAAACGGGTCATCGGTCACAAACGTGCGGCGGCGATGCCCGGCGCGGTTTTGCATGGCCATGCCGCGGGCGCGGAATTTTTCAAACCGGTCCCCTGCCGGATCCGTGACCTGGGCGGCTTGGGGCTTTTTCGTGGCACTAGTTGTGGTTTTTCTTGGCATGATTTATTTGTCTCCATTCATGGGGGCGTTGAAAAAACCGCGGTAGGCGATAGTGCTTACCGCGGTGATTGATGGGGATTATCCGGGCTTTAGAGTAGGGAGCCCATCTTTGAGTAGGGGGTGACCTGCACCCGGTGGGCACCAGTGAGGGAGGTGAGTACCTGGCCTACGGACGTAGGGCTTGCCGACCATAGCCCTAGTGCGGTGCGGATCCGCCCTGGCCACTGCCTATCCAACGCAGCAGACAATGCTGTGGCTTTCGCCTCATCACCGGTCGTGTAGTAGGCCCACACTTGGAGCTCGTCAGCAACCCGCAGTAGCTTGGAATAGTCATGGCCACTGCCCACGTCCCCGGCTACCGGGGTGGCCCAGTTCGCGCGCACATCCATGATGAGAGGGATTCCCCCGGTCAGGCCGCGGCAGTAGCCGATGAAATCAGCCATCTTTGTGGTCAACCACTCCTGGTATTCCTTGCTCTCATGCGGGGTGCCATCGCCCCGGCGCGGCCAGTCGGTGGCACCAGTATCACTCTTGTATAGGGTGAGGTCGTGGGCGGAGAACGACCCGGAATCCCAGAACAGTTCGGTGATGATGATGCCGTCAATCAGGTCCCCGTACTCGGCGGCAACCTGGGCAACAGCACCGCCGAGCATGTCCCGGATATCACCTGGGTTGGTGAGTGCCGCGGGTGATGGCATGTCCCGGATAGTGCCATCCCGGGAAACAGCCTTCCACTCGGGCTGTTTCCCCAGTGTGGTGGAGATCATCATGTCCAGGGTGAGGAAAATGTTCTCGATCCCGGCAGCCCGGAGGGTGGTGATGGTGTCCCGGATGGGGTTTTTCCCAGCGTCGATAGACACCCGCTCTGGGTGGGCCGGCCATGGGAAGAGCGTCCATTCGGGGCGGCCCACAGCCAGGTCAATCGTGTTGTAGCCCTTCGCTATGGCCTTCTGGGCGATAGTCGCCCAGTCGCGGTCAGCCGCGTTCGAGGTGTCTTCCCACCCAACACCAATGGCGCGGGTTTTCACTCCTGCCCGGTCGGCAAGCCTGCCCCGCAGGGCAGACTGCTGTACTTGTTCACGCACAGTGCTGACGGGTTTTGTTTCTAGTGCGGTGAGCCGCTTAGTGATCGGCCCAAGATCAACTGGGGGTTGAGTCTTGAGGGCTTCGGCTACCGCGGTTTTGATCGCCTGCGGGTCGACCTGCGCGGGCTGGTCTTTCAGCTTTTCCAGGCTAGCAACCCGGGTTTTCAGGCCTTCACTAGCAACAGTCGCAGCGTCAGCGGTGACGTGGGCTGATTCGATGCCCTGCTCGATACGGTTGAGCCGCTCCGCCGACAAAGGGGTATTAGGGTCGTCGTTATTCCAGGTGTTACGGGCATACGCCATGATTCCTCCTTGCAGTTTTATGGGGCGGCGGTTGGTAGGAGCCCTCGCCCAGGTAAGGTGTTGTTACCGGCGAGGGCTAGGAGGGGTCCTTAGTGACCTCCACCGTCTTCGGGAAACCACCACCGGTGAGGTCAGTGGCGGCAACCGTCGGTGCTGCGGATACCTTAGCGATCACAAAACCAGCATCCACCGTGCCGGTAGCCTCAGCCTCGTTTTCGCCCAAAGCGCGGAGAGCCGCCTGCACAGCCGCAGCATCCGCGTTATAGGGGATAGCAGCGGTGGTTTTCCCACCAATGGTGATGGTGTAAGTGCCGCCCGTGGCACCCTTGACGGAGAACTTGAACTTGCTATCCGAGAGCTTGTGGGCGCCAGTGATACCCATGAGCTTCGCCAACTCCGGGGTGAAGCCGGGGCCAGCCAGGCCGAACCCGTACATGGAGCCGTACTTTTCATCTTCCTGCGCAGCCAAGGTCAACGGGAACGTCAGCGCATCCGTTTCGGAAAAACTCTGTTTGCCACGCTTTTCGACCGTGATCTTAGGGAAAACGAAATGCGGGTAGATCTCAGCGCCTGGGTCGCCGTCCTTAGCGAGCACCAGAGCGGAGTATTCCCGCACCCGGGCAGCCCGGCGCTTCTTAGCGAAAAATCCGGTGCCCTCATCGTACTGCCCCTCCAGAAGATCGTAGAACATCTGCAAGGTTCGCCAGCGGGATTCTTGGGCGGTGAAATCAATCGTAAACGTTTCATCGGTCACGAATGTGCGGCGTCGGCCGCGGCTACCATAGCCCTCAGGCCCTTCCACCTTCGAATCGGGGGCCAGCTCAACGCCGGCTTTTTTCTCACCCTCACCGATGGGAAACCAGCCTTCCGGTAGCTCTAGCAGCTTGCCTGTGTTATCGGTGATGCGATCTGGGATTTTAGTCCCGTAGGGGCACATCAGCAGCGCATAGTCCAGGGCGGCAAAAAGCAGGTCATCTGTTTTATCTTTTAATTTGTAGAAGTCCGTGGTGGTCACGGCTATCTCCTCTCCCCGCACGTTGCGGGCATTAAGAAAGCCCCCAGGAAAACCGGGGGCAAGGGTTGTTATTTGTGGCTTCGGGGCCGGCGGATCGTGATCTCATAAAGAGCATTCACATACCTGTGGTCGGGGTTGATCCAGGGGGGCATTACTGATCCCACCCGCTCGGTGATACTCACGATACGGACTGGTACTTGCGGATAAGTGGGGAAAACGTCTAGCATCCACGCCCTCAGGTAGCTGTTGATTTTCTGGGCGTCAGCGCGGGTTTCCGCCAATACCCCAATCTCTACGAGTGGGACATCCACCTGGTTGTTGATGTCAGCAGCACCGGTGGTGCGCTGCACCACAATCAGTGGGGCTTGCTGGATCTGGGTTTCGTAGTCGTCGGGGATCCACGTGCCGACCCATGGCTGGGGCGTCATCTGCTGGGCTATCTGGTCGAGAGCGGCCACAATGATTTGTTCCGCATCCGGCCACGGCGCCAGGTCATCAGGAATGGTAATGGTCATAGTCGCACCGCCTTAATTGTTTTGTGTAGCATCGCCCGGGGCGCAGCTGCTTTGCGCCCGTGGCGGGATTTGACCCGGTGCCCGAATTCCACCGGCACACCATAAGGGGCGTCTATCGAGACCGTGGCCACCAGGCGCTTGCGGGCTTTACTCGTGTAGGGGCGGGCTACTTCTACGTCGACCGTGCCGGAGGATGATAGCCTGCCGGTGTCCCGGGGCGCCACCGTAGCGTAGATGGCCTGCGCTAGATAGCCGGCACGGTACAAGAGCTCCTCCACCTCAGGGCCTTCCAGGTATCCTTTCATGATTCGGGGCGAAAACTTCATGATTATCGCACCTCCTCACAGATCACCGCGGTCCCCACGATGACGCCTTCCCTGCGGGGATGCTCCCACAACTGCGACTCAATGACTTTTAGTTTTCTTCCGAAACCCTCGATAATATCCCCGGTGCGGATATCCGGGGCCTGGCGTTTGATATACACCGTTGGCCGGGTAGACACCACCGTTTTGCGGTCTGTATCGACCGTGGCCTGAGCCCAGGCGATTCTCGCCCCAGTGATCGTGAGAACCGGCACTGGGGCAGTCAGATCACCGAACTTGTCCCGGGTTCGGCGGAGTACTTGGATTGTGGCCATGGCCTCACCATCCTTCGGCAGTGATGCACCGGAATCGCTGCTTAGATAGGGCGTTCTCCAGCATCGTGCGCTCCTGGGCGGAAATGAAGAAATTCCCCTCACTGTTACGGAACGATAGCGTAGAGGTGAACGGGCCGGCAGTATCAGTGACGGACTGTGCACCATCCGAGAACTCGGCGTTTTTCTCCGCCAACAGAGCGCGCTTCACAATCGCAACAGTGACGACCCGCAGCACCGACGTTAAAAGCGCATCTGGCGATTCGGGGATGGTTGGGTATGTGGCACGCAGGAAAACGCTAGCATCCTCCAGCAGCACCTGAAGGTCGCTATCTTCCATGCTGTCGGGGATAAGTCGCCTGGCGCGGGCGCGCAGGTCATCCGGGGATGCGTAGGCCGGCATGTTAGCTACCCAGGCCGGTGATCTTAATGACCGCAAGCGGGTCCGTTACCGCGTAGGCGAGCATGGCGCGGGTTTTCGTCCAGGTCAGGTCCCGGTCCTCATCACGGTAGGTTGTGGTGGTGATGCCTTCTTCCACGCCCATCGTACCTACTTGCTGCTCGGCGATGAGCCAGCCTTCACCCTTGGTGGCTAGCGGGCTGGAAATAACCTCTAGGCCCTTGTTTTGCAGGAACTTGGTTTCCGCCTCATCATCATCGAAGGCGTTGGAGAATTCCAAGTGGTCATCGGGGTGGAGAGCTAGCAGATTGTACACGTAGCCCATTTGGGATTTCCGCCCCTCGGTGAAGGCCTTATTAATGTCAGCCCGAATGGACTTGGCTGCGGTTTGGTCTAGCTTCTTGGTTTTGTTAATGGTTGCCCAGCCGCCGGATTCCACCTTGATGATATCCGCATCATAGGCGGTAAGTGCTTCGCGGACAGCCTGCATGCCCATGCCATCCAGATCATAAACCATGGTATTGGCGACCCGTTGGGCACGCCGCTGCATCATAGTCAGGTCATTGCGCTTTGCAGCCTCATCAGTCACGGAGAACTTACCGCCAACCTTAACGGTCTTGATGACCTTGGGGTCATCGGTAGTGACGTCCACCGTGGGGTAGTTACCGCCAGGGGCGATGACACCATTATGGTCGTCGGCAAGCAGAGCGTTCTTCAACGCTACCTCGTAGAGGATAGCGCCGCCCTTAGCCTCACCAGTGGAGAAAATCCGGTCAGTGAACATACCAAGGGCAGTAATGTCAGCAATGTAGCGGGCAATACGTGTGGGCTCCTGGAGCATCATGTCCAGGGTGATAACCCCGTCGGCCACTGTCGGGGCGACGCCGGGGAAAAGGCCAGTGTTTTGCATGAGAAATCCTTGTCTTAGAGTAGGGCAATAGTGGCAGATTTACCTGATGTGCCCTTAGTGAGCGCAATAGCGACTACAGGGCCAGCAGCGGCCTTGACTACCTTGCCGTCGGCTGCGGTGCTGAGCTTGTCGCCGGCAACAAACGTGCCAGCGGCTAGGGCATCGAGAACATGCCCGGCGCGGTAAACAGTGACATAGCCGTCCTTGTCTACATCATGAGCTACTACACCAAACGGGTAAGCGTCAGCAGCGGCAATATCAACAACCGGGGTTCGGCCAACAATGTCGTCGGCGGGAACAACAAACGTGCCGGCGGGGATTTTCTTCTTCGCTTTCACCGTAATGGCGGCTGCTGGATCATAATGAACTTTAGTGATATCCATGGCGGATTCCTTACTGATTGTGGTTCTTGCGGAGTGCTTTAGGCACCCATGAGCTGGGGTAGGTTACCGGGTCTGGCTGGGGTTCGTTGCCGACCCCGGACCCAGACTGGACGTTTTGGCGGGGACTATTCGACGGCGGGGCGGTATTTCCTGCACCGTAGAGTTCTTTAATCCTGGCCGCGCGGGCCTCTAGGTCTTCTTTCGTGCCAGTGCCCAGCAGCGGCACATCCTCAGGTTTGATGCCGTGGGCTGCTGCGACCTCTAGCAGCAGGTTCGTGGTTTGGGCTTGGGCGAGTTCCTGCTGGGCGGCGGCTAGTTTCTCTTGGGCTAGCTGGAGTTCTGATTTCTGCGAGTCCTCATGCTGCTGCCATTTCTGGGCGGCGGCTTGAACTGCATCGCGTTCTTGCCGGGTTTTTTCCAGCTCCGCTAGGGCTTCTTCCAGGGTCATCTCCGGGGCTGGGGACTGCGATGGGGAGGATTCTTCCGGGTTCTGCACAGTAGGGTTCGTGGTTTCTTCCTGTTTTTCGTCTTGGGTATCGGTGATATTATTCGGCATGATTGCCTCCTTGATTGTGTGAAATGTAGGGGGTGGGTATAAATAAACCCCACCAGACCGGTGGGGTTAGTCCATAGCGATGCGAGCCCTTCCGCGTTTCAAACGCACGTGGGTCGAACTCCTCAAAAACAGGCAGATTTGGGCATAAGATAACCCGTAATCTCATTACATGAAATCACAGGTGTGTTGGTGGTTAAGCGGCCAAATAGTTCACAGGGGTCATAGTAGCCTTCATGTCTACCCATTCTTCCAGATGGGTTTGGATATGCATCTTAACTACTTCCCCATCAGACTTACGGACAAGCGCCACAGGAGTCCCAGGAGGGTTTAAGAACCGCTTATCTCCCTGAAAAGACTCCAACGCGGCAATAGTAGCGAAGAAAAACTCATCATTTTC